AACGAGAAACAACCTGACTGGCAAGGAACAGTTAATGTGAATGGTAAAGAAATGCAAATTAGTTTATGGTTTAAGACCTCACAGAAAGGAACACAATATTTTAGTGCAGCATTCCAAGAACCATTTATTAAAAATAATGCAGATGCTACCTATACAGCAAAGAACAATTTAAAACAAAGTGATAGTAGCTTTATGCCAAATGACTTCCGTATTGATTCACATGATGATTTATTTTAATTAATCAATAAAAACAAAGAACATGAAAACGAACGAAACAAAAAAAGAACAACAAAGTTTATTTAAAAGCTTAGCAGCATTCCAGCAAGAAGTGCCAGTTATCCACAAAGAAACAAAAGGTTACGGATATTCTTATGCAGACCTTCCAACTATCTTTGATAAAATCAATCCTTTATTAGCAAAACATAATTTAGGTTTTACTCAACCGATAATGGGCAATTGTGTAAAGACAATTATCTTCCATACAGAAACAGGAGAAACAATTGAATCACTTACTGAAATTCCGCAAGGAGTTCAATTAAAAGGTATGAATGATTTTCAGGTTTTAGGTAGTGCAATTACTTACATTCGTAGATATGCTTTAAGTTCAATTTTAGGATTAGTTACCGATAAAGATACTGATGCAGCTGGAGAACAAACAAAGCCAAGTAAACCTATTTTAAAAGCCGATACAGAACACTTTGGCAAGGCAGTTGAGTATTTAATGAAAGGTGGCTCAATAGATGCTATAAAGGCAAAATATGAGATAAGTCAAGAAGTAGAAACTAAACTAATAAAATCAATCTAATGGAAAGCACAATTGAAATATATTCGCCTGAATGGTTTATTAACCGACAGGGAAACTTCACAGGAAGTGAGATTTGGAAGTTAATGACTGAAGCACGTTCTAAAAAGGACGTGCTATCTAAAACAGCAGAAACTTATATTCTCGAAAAGGTTTGGGAAAAGTTAAGCGGTGAAGTAAAGCAAGGTATAAATAACTTTGCAACTGAATGGGGAAACGAACACGAACCAACTGCAAAAAAGTTTTATACTTCTGTAACTGGCAATGAAGTTAAAGATAGTTTAATGCTTTACTCAAATGAAATAAATGGATTAACAGGCAGTCCTGACGGCTTAGTAGGTGAAGATGGTTTAATTGAAATAAAGTGTCCTTACAATGGCGCAAATCATTTAAAACATTGCTTTATTACAAACGATGAAACTTTCTTAAGTGAACAGCCTGAATACTATTACCAAATGCAATGCTATATGCTTTTAAGCGGTCGTAAGTGGTGTGATTTTATTTCTTTCGATCCTCGTATTATTTCTGACTTAGGATTGTTTATTTATAGAGTAAATGCCAATGAAGAAATAATTGAAAAGATGACTGAGAAAGTAAAGTTAGCAAGGGAACTATTTAATCAATATTTTGAATCATTTAATGGAAAGAAATCATGACACCAAAAGAACAAGCAATATTGTTATTAAGTGAAACTAAACAATTATGTGAATCGCTAACTACAGATAAACATAAAGCATTAAATACTAAATGGGCAATGATTAATACTATTTGCGATTTAAGAATTAATGGTTATAAAATAACTAAAATAACAAACGGAGTAAATGATTCTGAATATTGGCAAGAAGTTAAAAAAGAAATCCAAAATCTGTGAAAAAAATTAAAGATAAAAAATGCAAGGAGTGTGGTGGTAACTTCACTCCTTTTAAAACCACTCAAGTAGTTTGCGGCGCTAAATGTGCAGCTAAATTAGCAGAAACTAAGGTATGGAAGGAAAAGAAAAAGCTAATGATTGAGAATACCAGAACTCGCACAGAATGGCTTAGTTTACTTCAAATAGTCTTTAACAAGTATATTCGATTAAGAGATGCAGATAAACCATGTATTTCATGTGAAAGACCATTAACAAGTAAATTTGATGCTGGACATTTTCTTAGTGTTGGCAGTTATCCAAACTTAAGGTTTAATGAAGATAACGTACATGGGCAATGTGTTTACTGTAATCAACATCAGCATGGCAATCAAATTGAATACGGGTTAAGATTACCTTTAAGAATAGGCAATGATGCTTACAATAGACTAATGAATAAAAGAGGAGATGCACTTAAACTAACCTTAGATGAAATCAAAGAATTAATTAAAATTTACAAATTAAAAATCAAAGAACATGGAAAAAGCATTAACAACTGAACAAGCAAAAGTAGAATTTGAATCACATCTTCTAATTGGTTTATTCAAATCAACAGTAGAGCAATCAACTCAATTAACTGGTAAATTCAAACATAAAATGAAAGCTGATTTTAATCTATGGCAAAAACAAGGCTTTAAAATAGTTGAAGAACTTGAAAAAAGAAACATAACAGACGTTGAATACTTAGATAAAATTGGAGATATTTACCATACCATGAACTCAACAATGCGTGATGAATTTTACAAAGGTTTGGAAAGTTAAATAATATTTGTATATTTGCACTATCGGAGTAACTAACCGATTTAGAAAATAGCTTAACAAAAAAAACATTAGACCTCTAATGGTTCGGTGTAAGGAGTTAAGCCCTTACTTGATTAGTAATCAAAACCGAATCGTTAGGGGTTTTTTAATTTAATAAAAATGGAATATAAAAAGTTTTTAGAAAGTAAAAAAAAGTCATTTATAGAAAGTGGTTTTAAAATTGATGAAAATAAATTGAATAAAAATTTATTTGATTTTCAAAGATATATTGTTAAAACAGCTTTAAAAAAAGGAAGGTTTGCAATATTTGCCGATTGCGGACTTGGTAAAACATTAATGCAACTTTCGTGGGCTGAACAAGTAGTTATTAAAACAAATAAAAAAGTATTAATACTTGCACCTTTAGCAGTGAAAGGACAAACAATTGAAGAAGCTAATAAATTTGGGATTAATTTATTTAACATTGATATTAATAATTATGAGCAATTAGATAATATTGATACTTCAGTATATGAAGGAATTGTATTAGATGAATCTTCAATACTTAAAAATTTTACAGGAAAGTATAAAAATTTAATAATTAATTTATTCAATCAAACACCTTATAAATTAGCATGTACAGCAACTCCTTCACCAAATGATTTAAATGAAATAGGTAATCATTCAGAATTTTTAAATGTTTTAGATGCTCAAGATATGAGAGCTAAATGGTTTGTAAGAGATGAGGGAATGAATAATTATAGGTTAAAAGGTCATGCAAAAAAGGATTTCTATGGTTGGATTAGTTCATGGGCAGTAATGTTAACAAACCCATCAGATATTGGCTTTAATGGTGAAAAATATAAATTACCTAAATTACAATATTTTGAAAAAATGATTGAAACTAAAATAAGAGAAAATGGTAAATTATTTAATGAAGGTTCAATTAATGCAACTGATTTCAATAAAGAATTAAAACTAACAATTATTGAAAGGTTTGAAGAAGTATCTAAAATAATAAATAATTCAAATGAATCATTTATTGTTTGGGTAAATCAAAACGAAGAAGAAAAAAAGGCACTTGAATTAATACCAGATGCAATAGCAGTTAATGGTAGTGAAAAACCTGAAATTAAAGAACGTAAATTATTGGGATTTGCAAAAGGAGAGTTTAGAGTTTTAATTACTAAAAAGAAAATAGCTCAATTTGGTATGAATTTTCAAAACTGCCATAATCAAATATTTGCGTCATTAGATTTTAGCTTTGAAGGATTATATCAAGCAATTAGAAGGTCATACAGGTTTGGGCAAAAAAACAATGTAAATATTTATTTAATAACTACTGATACAATGGAAAATGTAATGAAATCAATTGAACAAAAACAAAAACAATTTAATGAAATGCAAACAGAAATGAACAAATTTATTAATGGAGATAGTTTTGGACTATTAAATTCATATGAATATAAAGAAGTTAAAACAAATGACTATTGGTTAATGAAGGGCGATAGTTGTATAGAAATTAAAAGAGTACCTGACAATTCAGTTGATTTAATTATTTTTAGCCCTCCATTTAGTTCTTTATTTACTTATTCAAATTACATTCATGATATGGGTAATAACGATAGTCATGAAGAGTTCTTTAAACAATATCATTACTTATTAAATGATTTATATAGAATTTTAAAACCAGGGCGTTTAATGGTTTGCCATACCAAAGATTTAGCAGTTTATAAAAATAGCTCAGGTTATACAGGTCTATATGATTTTACAGGCGATCACCATAGAGCAGTTGAAAAGGTAGGGTTTAAATATCATTCAAAAATAAATATATGGACTGATCCAGTTTTAGAAATGCAAAGAACTAAAACTCAAAGATTACTTTATAAACAACTTCGTAAAGATAGTAGTTATACTGGAGTTGGACTTCCTGAATACTGTACTATATTTAGAAAATGGGAAGGTGAAGAAAATAATTGGACTCCTATAAATAATAAAAATACAGATAATTTCCCGTTAGATACATGGCAACATTGGGCAAGTCCTGTTTGGAATATTGAAAAAGATGATATTGAACATTTAGAAGAAGTAATGTTAAATTTTAAACAACAGTCATGGATGGATATTAAAAGAACAGATGTATTAAATAATACAGAAGGAACTGAATTAGGAGATGAAAAACATATTGCACCATTACAATTATCTGTTATACGTAAATGTGTTCAAATGTGGAGTAATCCAGGTGAGACTGTATTTACTCCTTTTTTAGGAATTGGTAGTGAAATTTATGAATCTGTTAAATTAGGTCGCAAAGGAATAGGTTGTGAATTAAAAGATAAATATTTTGAAACAGCGGTAAAAAATATTAATAAAGCAATTTTAAAAAAACAAAATGTTTTAACTTTATTTTAGTATATTTGTAATTAGTTAAGAGTTGTGCGGCTCATTAAATTAACTAACTTATTATACCCTTTGGGCTGAGGTGCGCACACACCAAGGCTCTAAGGGTTTTTTATTTTACATAAATGGCAAAAAATTTTCCATATTTTAAATTTACTGCTACTGAATGGTTGACTGGAGATATAGTTTATGAATCATTAGAACTTCAAGGATTATTTATTAATGTATGTGCTTTATATTGGCAAAGAGATGGTAAATTAACAATTAAAGATTTAATTAGAAGATATAAAAATCAATCATTAATTAACGAGTTAATTGATAGATATATTTGGAATGAGCAAGGAAATATTTTAATTAAATTTTTAGATGAACAGTTAATTGAAGCTAATCATATATCAAAAGTTAATTCAGAGAATGGCAAAAAAGGTGCGGAAGCTAAACGAAATAAAGCGAACGCTAAACGACCGCTTAACGATAGTAAAGCGATTTTAAGCAAAGAAGAAAAAGAAGAAGAAATAAATAAGAATAAGAATAAGAATAAAATAAAAGAATTTGTTTTTCTTTCTGAATCTGAACTTAATAAATTAAATGAAGAGTTTGCATCACATGAAGTAGAATGGATGTTAAATAAGTTAAATGACTATAAAGCAAGTACAGGAAAGAAATACAAGTCAGATTATGCTGCAATTAATATGTGGGTTAAAGATGCATTTAAAAAAGCTAAGGTTGATTTTATTAAAGACAATAATACAAGCGAAGTAAGAATTGCAACAGCAATGAAAGCAATTGAAAACATTAACTGGGACGATTATACAAACCAACTATGAATCAAATAACAACAACAAATGGATTTTCACCTTTAGAAGTTGAGGCCATGCAGAAACTAAATGATTATTTAAAAACATTCATTGAAGTAAAAAATGAAGTTAAAATAATTCATAAAGACAAACAGGAAGTATTAACTCAACTTTATGCAATCGTAATTAAGACAATTGAATTAAGTGGT